CAACCGCGAGAACAAAAACGACCAAGGCGACGGCGAGTGAACGTCGCCTTTTGATTGGAGGATTCTATCATGGCAGTAAAAATCGGTTCCGCTCGCATCGATGAAAACGGCAAGGCCCATGGCGGCACCGCCGGGGATCAGACCGGCAGGGAGGTTTCTACCCAGTCCTGGTACGCTTCCAGCAAGGTATGGGTATTGCTCCGCGCCAAGAACGCCGAGGCTCGAGAAAAGATTGCCCGTTGTATGCAGGCCGCCTGCGACAACAAGCATATCGGCTATGACCAATACAGCCGAGACACGCTGTACAATGAGGCCAGGCAATACGGCTTTGACGTGAGCAAGGTCACGAAGAATGTGGAAACGGATTGCTCCGCGCTCGTCCGGGTCTGCGTAAATTACGCCGGGATCTCCGTGGGCAACTTCCGCACCACCAACGAGGCCAGCGTCCTCATGGCTACTGGCGTATTCGACAAGTATACCGACGACGCCCATTGCAAGCAGAGCCACAACCTGCTACGCGGCGACATTCTCGTTACCCGCACCCAGGGGCATACCGTGGTCGTGCTCTCCGATGGCATCAACGCGGAGAAGGAGCGCGCATCGCATCCGGATACCCATGTGGAGCTCGGTTCCCGCGTCCTTTCCAACGGCTCGGTCGGTGACGATGTGATCGCGATGCAGAAGGCGCTTACTGCCCTGGGCTTTGACCTCGGTCCGTATGGTGTGGATGGTGACTTTGGCGAGGATACCGAGAGCGCTGTGAAGGCCTTTCAGGGGAAGGCTGGTGTCAAGGAGACCGGCAAGTATGATGCTGATACCCATAAGGCGCTCATGGCAGCCATCGAGTCCAAGGATGGTGCGCAGGCTGAAAATGAGACCAAAACGGCTACGCCGCATGGGAAGCAGGTCGTGATCACCGGCGCGTCTGTAAACATCCGGAAGGGTCCCGGCACGCAGTATGGCCGGATCACCATTCTGCCACATGGCACCAGCCTGGATTACGTCGCCACCGCCATGAATGGCTGGCACGCCGTCGTGGTCGGCGAACAGGTCGGCTGGATTTCCGGAACGTTCTCCAAGACCGTTTGATTCCATCATCATTCCGGTTGTATCGAGCATTCGGTACAGCCGGTTTTCTTTTTCCCTCAGTCTGTACACGGTTACACTTAAAACATAACTTCAAAAGGAGGGTTGTATGCCTGCATTCTCTGTTGATCGCTTTGAATCCCTGCGCCGGGCGGGAAAGAGTTTTGCTCAAATGTCGGAGATCCTTGGTGTCTCCAGGAATACACTCAAATCCTATGCCCGCCGCAATCCAACCGAAGAATCCAAGGCCCAGACAGCCTGTGCTTTCTGCGGCGGGAAGATCGTACCACGAGGCAAACAGCGGTTTTGCTCGGATACCTGCCGTTATGCCTGGAATTACTCGCACCGGATTCTCAACGCGCATAACGCCATTCAAAAGAAGTGCGCGCATTGTGGCCAGATGTTTTACAGCTATCCTTCCAGCCACAAGGTCTATTGCTGCCGGGACTGTTTCCTCGCCGGACGCTACGGAAGGAGGGCATAGGTATGGCTAAGCAGGCATCTCAGGACCTACAGTATATCGCCGCAGTAGCATTTCTTTCGGATATGTATGAGCGCCGCCTGATTGACGATGATGACTACTGCGCGCTTGAGACAAAATATGCCGACAAATTTCTGCCTCTTCTTCGCTATGAAAAGCCTTGCAAAAAGGCGACCCTTCCTATAACACAGACAGGACAGGAAGGGAGTGAATTGAATGGAACGCACCATCCGGAAAATTGAACCTTCGAAGGCCCGGACGCTGAAGCGCGAGCGCGTGGCGGCTTATGCCCGCGTCTCCCTGGATAAGGATACAATGCTGCACTCACTCTCAGCGCAGGTGAGTTATTACAGCGATTACATCCAACGGAATCCCCTGTGGATTTATGCCGGGGTGTATGCGGACAATGGATGTACCGGCACTCGCGCGGATCGTCCGGAACTGCAGCGCCTGCTGGCGGATTGCCGGGCCGGAAAGGTCGACAGGGTGATTACAAAATCTGTCAGCAGATTTGCCCGGAACACCATTACGCTATTGGAAATTACCCGAGAACTAAAGGCTCTCGGCATCGATGTATTCTTCGAAAAAGAAAACCTGCATTCGACCAGTGGGGAAGGTGAGTTGATTCTTACCCTTCTGGCCTCCTTTGCACAGGAAGAAAGCCGATCCGTATCCGAGAATTGCAAGTGGCGCATCCGGAATATGTTTAAGACCGGCATTCCAATATCAGTAAGAATGAACGGATATCATATGGATCACGGGAAGATCACCATTATTCCGGATGAAGCAGAAACAGTCCGGTTCATCTTTGCCCTCCGACGCCTCGGATATGGCCGCACTGCTATCTGTAAGGAATTGAATGAGCGCGGCGTCCCAGCCAAGAATGGCGGCCAATGGACCGTGACATGCATTGGCACGCTTTTGCAAAACGAAAAATACGTTGGTGATCTCCTGCTGCAAAAGTATTTCCGTGTGGATCATTTGGAAAAGCGGGACAAGCGCAACAAGGGCGAATACCCCAAATACCTGATAAAGAATAATCACGAAGCCATCATACCCCGTGAAACCTTTGAAGCGGTGCAGGCGGACATCCGGAGACGCGCAGCGGCCCTGCCCGAGGGTCATGGGCACCATGCATTCTATCCCTTCACAAGCAAGCTGGTATGCGCACGCTGCGGGAAGCATTACCGGCGGCGGTATAACAACGGGATTGCCGCCTGGCAGTGCAATACATTCATGACCTTTGGCAAGGACAAATGCCCGGCCAGGCAAATACGGGAGGCAGTTCTTGAAGAAGACTGTGCGCGGGCAATGGGTATGGCCATATTTGATCCTGCTGCGTTTGAGAATCAGATCGATCATATAACGATTTATGATAATCGGAAACTGATATTTTCCTTCCGAGATGGAAAAACGCAGGAAGAATATTGGCAGGAACCCTCGCGCAGGGATTCGTGGACGCCGGAAATGCGGGCGGAAGCGGCGAAAAAGAGAAGGAGGAAGTCACATGAGTGAAGCGGCGGTATCCAAGGTCATTACAACGATCCCGGCAACGCTTAACCGATTCACGGCGACGCCGATCAGGGCGGAAATCAAGCGGCGCGTGGCGGCATATGCGCGGGTTTCCACGGATGACGAAGAGCAGCAGACCAGTTACGAGAACCAGGTTTCGCACTATACCCAATACATCAAGGAGCATGACGGTTGGCTATTTGCCGGAATGTACACGGATGAGGGCATATCCGGAACGGAGACTAAGCATCGTGATGGGTTCAATGCCATGATCCGTGCGGCTATGGCGGGGGAGATCGATCTGATCATAACGAAATCCATCAGCCGCTTCGCCAGAAATACCGTGGATACCCTGACCACTGTGCGAAAGCTGAAAGCCATCGGGGTAGAGGTATATTTCGAGAAAGAGCAGATTTACACGCTGGACTCCCAGGGTGAATTGGTCATAACGATTATGAGCAGCCTTGCGCAGGAAGAAAGCCGATCCATTTCCGAAAATGTCACCTGGGGCATGAGAAAGCGCTTTGCCGACGGCAAGGTGTCGCTGCCCTATAAGCGGTTCCTCGGATACCGCAAAGGGCCAGATGGATTGCCGGAGATCGTGCCGGAAGAAGCAGAGATTGTTCGGCTGATTTACCGCATGTTCATGGAAGGAAAGGCACCCTCCTATATCGCAAGGTATCTCTCTGTAAGAGACATTCCATCCCCCGGCGGGAAGGAAATCTGGCGTCCCGAGACGGTAAGAAGCATACTTACGAACGAGAAGTACAAGGGTGACGCACTGCTGCAAAAGACTTTTCGAACAGACTTTTTGACCAAGAAGAGTAAGGTCAATGAGGGAGAAGTCGCCCAGTATTATATCAGCAACAGTCATCCTGCGATCATTGACCCGGCCATGTACGACGCGGTGCAGATTGAAATGGAACGGCGCGCTCATCGGGGCCGCCGCAATTATACGCCGCATGCCTTTTCAGGGAAAATCTACTGCTCGGAATGCGGTGGCCTGTATGGAAGTGATGTATGCCATCATCAGGTTATCTGGAGATGCAACAACCGCCATCGGAAGACCACGCAATGCCGGACTCCCGCAATACGCAACAGCATTATGGAAGATGCATTTGTGATGGCAATCAATAGGGCTATCGAACAAAAGGAAGACATCATTTCCATTTGCGAAGCGGTAATGGCGGAGCGCTGCGACACTACGGGGATCGATGACGAGCTTGCCTCCCTGAGCGCCAAGCTGGATGCTATTACTGACCTGATGAAAGACAGCATCTACAATAATGCCCGCACGGCCATTGACCAGGGTGAGTATATGCACCTGTTTTCGGAGTATGAAGCCCAGAGCACCTCAATTCAGGCGAGTATATCCGCATTGAAGGCACAGAAAACGGCGCTCCTTGCAAAGCGTAACAACATCCAGAATTACATTGCCATTCTGCGGTCCCAGGGTAGAATCGCCGGGTTCAGTGAAACCCTGTGGCTGAACTGCGTCGAAAAGGTTTGGATCAATCCTGACGGAACAATGAAATTCGACTTCAAGGGCGGATCATCCATTGAGGGCTGATCGCTCATCATCCTCTGCATTCCTGCATGGATGATTCCTACGGCTTTCCCCTAAAATGTAGGGGAAGGCCCTTTTTTTATTTCAGTCTTTCCCCTAAATTGTAGGGGATGCCTCGCTGTATGCTTCTTCCAATTCTTCTTCACTGTCATCCTGTGTTTCTGCCTCCTCCTCAATGTATTCATCAAGATTCTTGCTGTACAGCCTTTGCAGGGACAAGCGATATTTGCAGCGCTTGTTGTACTGGATGACCATGGCCTCCGCAAAGCCCAGGGCTCCGGGCCTGCGCTCCTTTGCCGTCCGCGTAAGCTGTTTGACCGAGAGCTGACCAATGCGTTCCTTGAAGACATCTTCACGGAGAGCATCACCATAGGCATAGACCATGCGTGCGATCCCCTTCAGGATATTGGCTGAAAAGGAATACCGCTCTCCTTCCCAGGTGCCCAAGCAAAGGCGCAGCGTTTCATCCAGGACATGATAGCCATATTTATCAAAGATAAACTCAAGCGCACCGACGGCCAGGATGTTTCCATTTTGACGGAGGGAGCTAATCTCCAGCTGGTAGGAGCGAACAAGATCCTGAATCATCAGGTATTTGTCCTCTTTTGCCTCTATATGTGCCGTGAATGTCTCCATGGCCGTGAGAGGCTTGACGAATTTCTGCTGGTCGGCAAATACGCTGGCTTCATGTACATACGTAAGGTCCTCATAAATCATGCACCAGACCGGCGTATCTCTGGAGCCGGAAGCGGCGACGACTATTTCAATAGTATGCTGGCCATTGAAAACATAGTTGATTCCATTCCTGCGGCTGACCTTCACGGGATTGATCTGATACAGGTCGAAGTGCTCCACCGCGCGGCGAATGTGCGAAATGGAAAGGGCACGCTGATAATCCTGATTGGATACCAGCTCCTTGATCGGGATCAGTTCAAAATGCACCTTGGGTACGAACAAACTCTGCTGGAATCCTGTGGTCATCGGCAAATCCATTTAAGTCACTCCTTTGACGGCGCTCATCAGATCTTCTATGGCTTTCTGCAAATCAGAAAGTGCAAGGATCAGCTTATCACGGGCCTGTGGTGTGATATTATTCAGATCGGACTGATTGAGCACTCTGTGGATCGATGTTCCCCAGGTGGGAATGGTAAGGGTCAGTCCTGTAACTTCCGCATCGGGGTTGTATTCGGGCATTTTCTTGATGCCTGTTCGGATTGGCAGCTGAGGCTGCCGTACCCTTGCCAATTCCGTATTAGGACGGACAGGCTGTGGAGGCATACCGGTAAGCCGTTTTCGCGTATCCAGATACCGAAGATAGGGCTCGTCCGGGGACGACTGCAGCTGTCGGGCGTATCGGTGCATATTCTGGCTGTCCAGCTTTGAAAGGGCAATGATATTATCATGGGACACCTTGAATGAACCGTTCAGAATCTGGGGCGCGAGTTCGGGCGAGACCTCGGCAATGCTGTCAACCGCACGGCTGTACCGGGCATATTTCTCCACAGTACCATGAGAAATATGGTATTCCTCGCCAATGCTCTCGGCTGTCGGATTCTTCATCCTGGATCTGAACCGGGATGAACGGGTTCCTGCTTCATAGAGTTCCTGGGCCGACAATTCAGAGCCATCTGACTTCTTGGCAGGCTCCCAAACGGGACGGTTTTCGTTGCGCAGAATTCTCTTTTCGATCTCGTACCGCTTCCCAATGAGATACTTGCGCATTTCCTCAGAAAGATTCCGGCGTCCGAGTTGCTTGGCACATATCCAGGACATGGCCTCGTCTCGACTGGATACATTCAGTTCTGTTGTCCGGAATGGAAGATCCCATCGCTTGCATATCCGGTAGCGATTGTGCCCGTCCAGAATGATCCCATTCCAAACGGTAATCGCTTCGCGGCAGCCATCACGGAGGATGTTCTCTTCCAGCTGCCGGTATTCCTCGTTCGTCAAAGGCCGGATTAAGGACGAGAATTCATCATCAATAATTAGGTCATTCAGCATGTCAGGCATATTATTCCCCCGTGTTCGGCTCGATCAGGGTCATGGAGCTTATGTCGAAAAATGCGGCCCTTTCACTGGCGACAAGAATGCCGGCCAGGTTATAGGAATTTCCGCGCCTGATCTCGTGGAATACCGAGCAAAGCTGCGCAATGAGGTCAGTGCTGTACCAGTCCACGCAATCTTCGGTGTTTGCCATCTGCCGATCCACGCGGATTTCGTGCTGCCCGGGGATATGACGGTCTACGCCACGGAGGGCAATTCTGCGGTGTCCAGGATTGATCATCAGCTGCACATACTTCGGATCGCCCATCTGGTGGATCGTTGACTTGAAGATGCGCAGGCGTGGCTTCTTTGCGTCGATCGTGATGGTAACCTGCGGGATGCTGTTCTCTACCATGTGCGATCACCTCCCTGCTGATCCTCGGGTGGGTTTGGCGGTGCTTCGTCGGAGGGCTTTGCCTGCTCGTTCAGGACTGCGGTCGAATCGTCCTTAATGGAGTAGACGGCAAAGCCGTGGAACATGTTGATCTGCAGAGCCTTTTGGTGGTCTTCAAAAGGGATGCCGAACTGATTCTGCCATTCCGCAGGAAAGATCGGATTCCGGCTGGTCTTCGGCTTTTCGCCCTCCGCTGCAGGTTCACGAATGAATGTCTGCGCTGAGTTCAGATTGAATATGAACAGATATTCATTGTTGGCATGGACCAGCTTCCCAAGAATCTTGTATCGGTAGTCCAGATTCCACTTCATGAGTGTACAGATTTTCATGAAGAGCATTTTCGCCGTGATCTGTCTCGGCTGGCGTTTGTGATCCCTGGCGCGATAGGTGCACCATTGAAATGAGAATATATCCGTTTCCTGGCAGGGACGGATCGCCAGCATTTTCTTCTCGCGGTTGACCAGAATCTGGGCATGGTCGACGTTCGGGAGCTTCTTGAGACATGCGGAGTTGACACCCACCTTGCCCTGATTGAAGGTGATGGACGGTTCGTGCACCTGAGAAAAATCCTCGCTGCGTACAATTTGGAATCCCCCAAAGATGGAATCGGGCACCTCTTCGATCTCCTCGTCGGAGACGACATCCATCTTCTTTGACTCTGGCTGCATCTCATCGCCAGTGGGCGTGCCGTCGTGCCGATCCGGGGTATCATCCATGGGGTTATCCATGTCCCGCAGATTGTCGTCATTCATTGTTCTCTACCTCCCGAATAGCCCATTCACCGAGTTCCTGCCGAATAAACGATTGAAGTTCATCAAAACTGGTCACGTTGAGGTGTACGCCACAATTGAACAATTGCCCCTCAATCCGAATCTGCCACTGTTCCTGAGTCTGTGTGCGCAGTTCCGCCAGCGTTTTTTCCAGATAGTAGTTCTTGCCGAAGGAATGCACGCGGTTGGCAGGGACGGCACCAACATGCTTGCCGGAAACGTTTAGTGGCGTTCCGGATGAACCTCCGTCTC